AGGGCACATTTAAGGTACTAGATACATCTGGTAATACTTATAATGGGTCTAACACTACATTTAGTTTAGGCACACAAGTTGGTGCCGCGGCACAGCTTTTGGTATCTCATGATGGTGTTATACAGTTACCAGGCACTGACTATACTTTAGCTAGTGGTGGTGCATCAATTACATTTAGCACAGCACCTGCAAGTGGTGCTTCTATATTTATCATAGAAATATCTGGTGCAGTTGGTGGCACAATTACACCTTCTGATAATTCAGTTGGCATCACACAATTAAACGTTTCTGACGGCTCTAACGGTCAAGTATTAAAAACTGATGGAAGTGGTACTTTATCTTTTGGTGCGGGTTTTGATGCAGATGGTGCTCAAGTATTTAACGAAAGTGGTGCGTCTGTAGATTTTAGAGTAGAATCAGATAATAACGCTAATATGTTTGTTGTTGATGGAAGTACAGATTGTGTAGCCATTGGACAAGCAGCAGGCTCTGGTTCTTATGAGTTGGATATTGCAGGTGACGTAAGACTATATAATTCTGGTGATGCTTTTGAAACAATAGATTTTGATTCTAATAGAGGAAGTGCAGGAGATTTTCTTGGTGATATAACAGGTAAGTGGAACGGAACTGATGTAGCAAGAATATCTCTTAGAGCAGGTAGCGATACATCAAACAAAGATGATGGAGCAATACATTTTGAAACTTCTGCTTCTGGAAGTTTGGTAGAAACATTACATCTTACAAATGACGGTAGAGGATTATCACAATACACAGCTAAAGCATGGTGTACTGCAAATGGTACTGGAACAGTGTCAATTACTGATTCTCACAATATTAGTAGTTTAGCAGATCCAGAATCTGGTCAATTAGTAAATAATTTTGCAAACAATATGGCTAACGCTAACTACACAATTATTGTTAATGCGTGGCACGGTTATGCTTATACTTTTGGTGGTATGGATATGAGTACAAGTAGTTTTAAGGCAGTTCAATCTAATGGCTCGTCTTATGTTGATACAAACAGAGTTCACAGTTTAGTTTTTGGAGATTAAAAATGAGAATAATTTATAAACAATCAAGTGGCATATGTGGAGTTTTAATACCTGCCCCTAATTTTTTAGCAACTTTATCAGGTACAGAAGAAGAAAAATTAATTCATATTGCTAATAAAGATTTACCAACTGGAACTAAATACGAAATAGTAGCGGATGATTATGTGCCAAGCGATAGAACATTTAGAAATGCTTGGGAATATGAAACAGGAAGTAATGAAAAAACATCAGAAGATTTAACAGCAGATGAACTGAAAAAATACAATAGAACTAAACAATATGGAGAAGAATAAATAATGCCCTTAACAACTAACATTGATAAAGCAAAAAATATTTGGAAAGATAAAATTCGTGTTGCTCGTAAACCAAAGTTAGAAGAACTAGACGTTGAATTTACTAGAGCGCAAGAAACAGGTGCAGATACATCGGCTATAGTTGCAAAGAAAAAAGAACTAAGAGATTTTCCTGCACAGGTAGATTCAAAAACAACACTAGATGAAATTAAAACTGTTTGGGATGAAGATAAATTAGGAAGTAAATCATAATGCCATTAGGACACGGAGCAATAGCTGAATTTGCAGTAGCTTCTGTTAGAGGAGGTGGCGTACAAAACGTAGGGTCGCCTTTTGTTTCAGGTATAGCTATGACTGCAGGTTTGGGTGATGAATCTGTTACTGGATCTGCATCAATTACTGCTGCAACAAACGTTGCAACATTTTCTATTGGAACAGAAACTGTTACAGGTACTGCTGCCGTAGACGTAACAACAGCTGGACAAATAACGTTTAGTATTGGTGATGAAACAGCTTTTGGTGAAGCATTTCAAAACCTGGTGTCATTATCTGTTGGCGAACCAGATTTCTTTATTTGGAGTGAAATAGATGATAGTATGACAGCAACATATACAGACGTAGAACCAGGATCAACAGATTAAGGAGACAAGATGGCATCAACATTTTCAAGTTCATTAAATTTAGAATTACAAGCAACTGGTGAAAACTCGGGATCTTGGGGTACTAAAACAAATAATAATTTAGAAAAATTAGAATCAGCAATTAAAGGTTATGTGTCTATCGCTGTTGCAAGCACGTCGGACGCACTTGTTACAGCAAATGGATCTACAACTGACGAACAAAGTAACGCCATAATTAAACTTACAGGTACATTGTCTGGTGACACAACCATGCAGTGTGAAGCCGTAGAAACATGGTACATTGTTGATGATGCAACTACACACGGTGGTAACACACTAGGATTTAAACCAGCAGGAGGAACTGCTGTCAATCTTGTGCAAGGCGCAAAACATATTTTGTATTCTGATGGTTCTACTATGTTTGATGTTTTAGCTGATGCTGGTAATATAAAAGCAAACGGAACATTGGATGTAACAGGTAATACATCACTTGATGGCGGTACATTTGTATTTAACGAATCATCTGCTGATTTAGATTTTAGAATTGAAGGTAATGGTGATGCAAACCTATTCTTTACTGATGCCGGTAATGACCGTGTAGGTATAAAAACAAACTCACCTTCTACTGAATTAGATGTTGTTGGCGGTGTCAAAGCAACTGGTAACGTCGACTTTGATGGTGGTAGTTTTACATTTAACGATTCTAGTGCTTCTCTTGATTTTAGAATAGAAACAAACACACTAACACATGCTTTCTTTTCTGATGGTTCTGCTGATAAAATAGGTTTTGGCACATCGTCTCCAACAAGTGCATTTGTAACAATAGACCAGTCAAACGCATCAGGTGCTGTAGCAGTTTTAACATTAGACCAAGGCGATGAAGATCAAGAATTTATTAGATTTGACGGCACTAGTGCATCGGATCAAACAAAAAGTATTACCACAGATACAAGTGTAGGATCGCTAACAGGTCATATTCGTGTCAACATAAACGGCACAGATTACTGGATACCATTCTATGCCACTAACTAAATTACAGATTGCCCCAGGCATAGATAAGCAAAACACCGAATACGGTGCAGAAGGTAGGTGGGTAGATGGTGATAATATTCGTTTTCGTTACGGTCAACCAGAAAAAATAGGTGGTTGGGAAAAAGTAACAAGCGATGCTTTACTTGGTGCAACACGTGCCATTCTTACTTACTCAGATCTTAAAGGTGTAAACTATGCAGTCTATGGTACAAACAAAAAATTGTATGGATATTCAGAGGGCACTTATGCTGACATCACACCAACACGTGCAACAGGCACAGGAAACATAACACAGTTTGAAACAACAAACGGATCAACTTCTGTAATCGTAACTGATTCTAATCACGGTGCATTAATAGGTGACTTTGTTACAATTGCTAGTGTAAGTGGTGCTGTAGGTGGCATATCAGCAGCAAACTTACAAGGTGAGTTTGAGATACAAACAGTTACTGGTGATAATACTTACACGATAATTGCAGGTGCTGCAGCTAGTTCTGATGCAACTGGTGCTACAGCAAACGCCACATATCAAATAAACACTGGTCTGCCTACGTCCATATATGGATACGGATGGGGTGCTGGTACTTGGAATGCATCAACATGGGATACCTCTCGTGAAGGTCTTACAGGTGCTGACGGTGTTTTACTACAATCTGGTAAATGGTCTTTGGACAACTGGGGTGAAGATGTATTGGCACAACAGTTTAACGGCAGTCTTTACTATTGGGACACATCAAGTGGATTATCAGGCAACTTAGCAGCAAGAACAAATGTTAGTGGTGCACCAACTAAATCTAGATTTATGCTAGTATCTGGTGATGACAGACACGTAATTTGTTTTGGAACAGAAACAACGATAGGCACATCATCTACACAAGACAATATGTTTATACGTTTTTCAGATCAAGAAGATCCTGCAACATGGACACCAACAGCAACAAACACAGCTGGATCGCAAAGACTTACAGATGGTAATCAAATAAATGCAGCTGTTAGATCTAGGGGTGTTATATTAATTTACACTGACACTGCTTTGTATCAAATGCAATTTATTGGTCCACCTTTTACTTTTGGATTTAGACAACTAGGTACAAACTGTGGAGCTGTAGGTATCAATGCTGCAGTAGACGTAAACGGTATTGCTTATTGGATGGGTAACGATTCTTTTTTCTTATTCGATGGTGCGGTTAAAAAAATACCGTGCAGCGTACAAGATTATGTATTTGATGATATAAACAATAACGCATTAGGTGATGTGTTTTGTGCAGTCAATTCTGATTTTAACGAAGTAATATGGTTTTATCCATCTAAGAACTCTACACAAATAGATAGAAATGTAACATACAATTATGCTGAAAAAATATGGTACATAGGAACACTAGCACGTAGCTCTTGGGCAGATCGTGGTGTGTATTCAAATCCATACGCAGCAGAATTTGAAGCAA